GGTTGATCGTCGTGGTGGATGTGCCGGTGAGCTTGATGAACTGCCCGAAATTCGCGGCCGTGAGCGTGGTTGAAGTCGAGAGGATGGTGGCAGTGGTGCGGAACCCGGCCGGCGCGCCGAATGCGCCCGTCATGGTGTCGCCGGCCCGCAGGACGTAGCTGCTCAGGTCAATCGGCGAAGACCCGCTTGCGATCCACGCGGCGAGCGCCGCCTTGAAGTGCGCCTCGAAGGTGGGAACGTCGCCATTGTCCAGCGCATCGCCGCCATAGTCCGCCGTGAACTGGGCGATCATCGTCGCGACGAAGGCCGCCTGCCTCAGCGCCTTGTTCACCGAAGTCGGGTCCGCGACGCCGACCGAAAAGCCGTTCAGCCGATCCGCAAGCGCGGCATAGGCCGACTGCGACATGACATTTGCGCCGGCGCCAATGCCGAACGGAAGAATTTCGTTTGTTGCCATGGGGGCTCCAAGTCAATACGAAGCCTCCGCCCGCTTTCGCGTGCGCATATTCTTCGCTATTGTGTGTTCTACTTGTTAGAGTGAAAGCTCTTCGATCATCGCTTCTTCAGCGTCACGTACCCACGAGCCAGATCCCCAGCCGGAGATGTACTCATTGCTGACGCCAAACCCGAAGGCAGGCGTTCCCGGAACGGACGGGACAACGTTGAAGAGCTTTACGGATGCCGGCTTGAACTCGACATAGCGGCCGGCGAAAATTGCAAAGAGCAAGGATGGAGGGCGCGCACCCGAGATGCACACCGTCATGCTCATGTTCTGATTGTCCACAATGAAGGGGTGACACCCCTCCGACGCATAGAACGCTTCAAAAGCACTCGCCGCGCTTTCGCGAGACCCGTCCCAATTGTTGACCTTGATCTTCAGGCGGATCAGGTTCCGATAGGTGTCATCGTCAAGCTGATAGATGCCGGTTTCCGGATCATAGGGGCCTTTCCAGATCCCCTGCCCCCAGCCGCGCCCGGCGATGCCCCACGAGAACCACACCTGGATCAACGGGATGGAGATGACGCGGGAGATGCCCGCCCACGCGCCGACCGCATCCAGCTGCACACCAATGGCGGTGTCCAGATCGAACACATCAGGCAAGCCTGCGAGGAATGCCTGTTCGTCAGCAACCGGCGTCGCCGTGACGCTGACCGTCTCGACGAAGCGCGCCTTCCCCCTGTGCTCAGAGGTAATCAGTCCGGTGTAATCGCTCGGGCTGAACGGAGCGTCGGCCATCAGGTGGTCACCGTGATCGTGATGTCATCCACCGTGCAGGCGGGAGCCTCATAATAGGCGTACGTCAGATTGGCCGATCCAAAAGAGCCGGAGCCCTTCGCGATCTGAAGATTGGTGATGTCGAAGGTTGCTCCGTCCGCGCCGGACAGGTTTGCAGGCGTGAACAGGCGGGTGAGGTACACCTCATCACCAATATTCAGGCCGGTGATGTAGTCTGCGACAGCAGCCTTGATCTTCGCCCCGATGTTGGTGGTGTACCCAGTCAACGCCTTCAGAGTGATCGAAACCCTCGCCTTCACGTTCGTCGGGCGCATGAACCGGATCGTATGGGGGACGCCATAGGCATCGGTCACGATTTCAGATGTCGTGCCGTACGTGCCGGCGCCAGGCCCCTTCTTTGCATAGATCGTCTGGGCGATGGTCTGCGCGTCTCCGCCCTCGACCACGATGGAGAAGGAGTGCCCCGGAATGCCGTTGGTGTCCGGCCCGTCTCCGTCGTTATCAACGCCTCCGAAGCGGGTGACGCCCTCGATTGCGGCGACGGCCCCCACAAGGCCCTCAAAGATCGTCTGAGACGGGATCTTGGTTGAGACGGCCTGTCGCCTGCGCAGCGCCACGTCCGTCTCTACAGGGTCCCCCGGAACCGCCGCAAGAAGGTTGGTCACCGTCTGCCAGCCGCGCGTCGGGGTGCCGATCCCGGTGATGGTCTCCGCAGGGGCGGTGATGGCCCCCGCCTCAGAGGCAGTCGCGGTGACGGTCACCTGACCACTCATCGCGATGACCACCTGTTCCGGAAGCATCCACTTCACCCCGCTCCCGTCCGTCGCGTATCCGTTGGTGATGACGGTTCCGACCGTGCCCCCAAGGAGAAGGTCAACAGACGATTTCGACGCGATGTGCCGGGCAAGGCCATTGATCTTCACGGCGCGGGACAGGCCCTCACCTTGTGCCGTCGCCGGAGAATAGGCGTTATAGACAGAGACGGCCATCGCGTTACAATCGTTGATCGCCGCCGCGAGGATGCCGATCCACTGCCCGTCCTGACTGTCCGGCTCAAGGTACACGTCGGTGCCGTAGATCGCCTGAAACTGCGTCACAAGCTGGTCGCGGATGTCCGCCAGCGTCGGGGCGGAGATGCCATTGCGATCAATGGTGCAGGTGTAAGCCATCAGGTCATGAGCCCCGATTGGAAGGGGTTCGAGAAATCAAGCTGCCCGTAGACCGCATTTATCGCGTCCTGCGCGATCTGCTGTTCGGAGGCGACTTGTTCGGCGGTTTTTACCGTCCCGATGGTGTAGATCACGCGGGCGGGGCCATAGATCGTCGTCACCGTCGCCTGCACAACGAAGGCGCGCGTGTCGGGGTTGAATGTGGACGAATAGGCGTCAAGCGATGCGACGCCCTGCGTCCCCTCGATCCGCTCGCGGATGGCCGCGTCGCGGGTGTTCTGGGTATGGGCGCCAAGGATTTCCGTGTCGTAGGGCGTGCCGTCCGTCACGTCGAGAAACCACTCGCCCAAGCGGAGGGCGAGGCGCGTTTTGACCGCCTGCGCGGGCGCCTCCGGCACATCGCGATAGTAATCCTGCTGCCCCCGGCCGAACATCATGTCGCCGTTCGCGTCCAGCTTGCGATAGCGCATGCGTCAGGTTCCAATCTTCAGGGAGCGGGTGACGCCCTGCACAAGGTTTTTTTGCGCGGACAGGAAGGTTGTGAAGGTGCTGATCGTGTTGGTAAGCGACGCGATCTGGTTGCGGAGGTCGGTCACCGTGTTGATAATCGGGTTGGACGCGGTGATGCTTGCGACCTGGGACTGAAGATCCGAGATTTGCGCGGCGATTTCCGGGGTTGACGGCAGGCTTTGCAGGTGGGCGATATTGCCGTTCATCCCGTCCACGATGGAGATGATGGGGTTCGCGACGATGTGCGAGACGATCTGGCTCGCGATGCTCTGAAGCTGCCCCTCAAGAAGAGCCCCGGCCGCATCCGTGATCATGTCGAGCGTCGGCGCGGTGAACTTGGAAAGCGTCTGGTTCAGGATCTTTTCCACGTAGTCGTGCAGCTGGCCTTCGACGTTCGCCGCGACCTGATCCAGTCCGCTCGGGAGCCCGTTCAACATGGGCTGCACCGCCGACACCGCAGGGATCACCGCCTGCACAATTTCCCGGAACTCGCTCACGGCCTTGTGGTGGCCGGCAATCAGGTGCTCCGCCTGCATCAGGCGCGCATTGAGCCCCTGAAGCTGGCGGTTAAGCTCGCCCACGACGTTCAGGTTGTCAGGCAACGTAGGGGTCTCCCGAGACAAGCAACACGCTCGTGGCGGTTACCTTGACCTTCGTTCCTTCTGCCGTGACCGTCGTGCCGGTGAGCGGGTTGTGGTCCACGACGTGGGTTGCCGCGTCGTTGCGCGTCTGCGTCGAGATGGTCGAGACGGCGGGAAGGGCTTTCGGGTTGGACCGAAACCCGATCACCGCGAAGGCATTCGACAAGTCGTGGATGCGGGCATCGATGATCTGCTGATCGCCGCCGTTCTGCTGCCACACGTCCTGAGACCTGGATGATATGGTGGCGAGAACCTCATCGCCCGGCTTCATGGGGTAGGTGGTGCTACTCCCGCCGCCGTGGGGGAACTGCAGCGGAACATCAGGGATCTGAGGCTTCTGCACCCACTCGGATGTTCCATCCGGCTTGCGGATCAACGTCTTGTTCGTCGGCTGGAGAACTGCCGTCTGCGTCTGCGGGTCCCACGAGACAATCGTGCAAGGCTCGGATGTGTGAAGCTCGGCGAGCTTGCGCTCTACCGTGGTCTCGATTGCCTCCCCGAAGTCCTCATATCGAGTGCGAGAATCCATGTTCAGTTTCCGCTCGGGTTCGGAACATGCTGCTGCGCGCCCGCGATGGAAACGCCGGCAGAGGCCGCGACGCAGATCATGTCGGAATAGTAATCCGTTCCCCGCGTGTCGCCAGAGTGATTGAGGAACAGGATCTTGTAGATGCCATCCGCTGCGATCAACCGGTCTAGCTCGGCTTTTTGAACGAGATAGTTTTCATCGGTCGTGATGTTGTATTTCGCCTTCTGGATGCTGGCTTCGTCGATCTTCACCAGCCCCTCAACCTTCAGGCGCGGGTTGAGGAGGCATCGCACCTCCACACCTTCGATGGTCTGCACCGGCATCCCCACCATGCCAGTGTCCGAGTTCAGGACAATCGCGCCGCCGGGCAAGGAGCCGGTGTTCTTGACGATGTTCAGCTTCCCGCCCGTGATGTGCCACGACGCGCCAACAGACTGACAGATGGTCCGCAGCTGGCTGCGCGCCATGCCGAACAATGCCCGCCCGCGCGGCATCTTCACGTTGCCAAGATCAGCGATGTGACCCGCCGTGACTCCGAAGGGCTTCATCGCCTCAAGCACGGCATCCACCTGATCGCGGAAGGTGTGCCCCTTGGCGAGCGTCTTGTTCACGACTGCATAGGAGTGCGCACGCGGCGACGCGACGGCCTGAATATTCAGGTACGTGTCCGTGGGGTTTTCTCGCCCCGGCCCACGCACCTGCACAATCTCGCCCCGGAAGATCTCTTCCGCTCCGCCCTCGTATCCAGCCTCTAGATAGACCTCTTTGAACTCATTGCGGATCTTGTTCGCCGTCGCATTCGACAGGTTCGTAATCGTGATGTCGGCTTGCTCTGGCGCGCCGGTCTTTTGCTTCCGGACAAGGAAGCGGATGCGCATTTCCGAACAGTCGATCCCCTGCGACCCGTTCCCCACCACCAGCCGGACCTTGCGAATCCATTGGCGCGTCACTGTGTCACCCAATAGATGTGCGCGGTCTGCCCGAGATTATCGAACGTCGGAGGCTCTTCAGGGTCACCGTCCGTGACCACATACAGCCCGCCCTCAATCTCAAGGTGCTTGAAGGGCGCCAGAAGATCGCCACCGGGCAAAAGCGGGATGCCGTTCACCATGGCAGTGCCCCCGGCATCCGCGATATCCAGCGCCCACCCGCCATCCGTCGCGGCGCGCCAGTTGAGCGCAAAGCGATAGGTGGTGTCGCCGAGTTCAATCGTGAACGTCTGGTTGCCGCCGCCGGGCGTGACGGGGATTTCATAGATTGTCGGCAAATCGTGCCCCAACGAAAAAGGCCGCCAGCGGCCTGTGCGAAGACACCGACAAGCATGGCGGCAAAAGCCCACCATGAATTTCGGAACATTTATAACTTGCCGGGGCGCCGCCGTCTACAATCTTGCACCCGGAAGATGCCTTTTGTCCCATGGCGTTTCATGGGGCTACTCCCGTCGTGGGAGCAATGGTAGGCTCAAAGGGCACTTGTGGAGGACAGGAATGCGTGCGCTCGCCGTTGCGTTGGTCGTTTTGCTCATAGCCATTCCGGCATCGGCCAAGGATGACCCGCGCCCGGCACAAGCTGACTGCAAAGGCGCAAATCTGGACGATCCCACGGACCCGGTTTGCGGCAGGAAGGAAGCGAGCATCAACAATAATGTTGCATATTCTTATATTGAAGGTATGGACCAAGCCTCTAGGAATGAAGCCGAGTTATTCTATCTAGTTCAGGCTCAGAGATGTACAGCCAGAGCAATCTGGGTTGATTATCATGGCGTTTCAGGGGCAGAAGCGTTTTTCTCTGAAATATCTCAGAAACAGTGCGCCAATGAATTTATAAGATTCCTAAGGCTTTGCCTGTTTAACAACACCGGAAAAGTCCCGGTTAAAGGCCCGGCGTATATGAAAGAGTTCGAGATTTGCTGGAACCCATTTTTCCGTGGGTCTTGGGAGTTCGCGTCCGGCCGGTCTCCACTGCCGTCCGGCCCAGACGACATCAGATACTGGTATCGTAATGAGATGATATACACATAATGAGGAGAATGGCAATGGATCGCGAAAAGCAGATTGAGCGGATGGAAGGTGCAGAGCACCGCGCTACCGCTTTCTTTGATCGCTGCCTCTCCACCCCTCTGGCTCGCGCCATTCTTAAGCGTGGCAATCCAGATCGGCCAAAGGCGCCGCCGGCCGGCCCCGGAACTGAGCCCGTCAAGCCACAGTAGGCCCCGGCGCGTATCCCGTCTCAAGGTTCTTCGGCACCGGCTGGCGCTGCCCTCCGTCAGTGGTGCCGCCCGTCCGTGCAGGGTCCGCCCGCGTGCCGGCGGATGATCCCGTCGATACGGTGCTGGTGCTGACGATAATCACCTCCCTCAGGAGCACGCGCACGAACAGCGCATATTCCGTCGCGGCCGACGTGGTGATCTCTATGCCGGCAATGAGCATGTTCCTGTAGGTGCGCTTGCCGGTGGTGACCGTGAAGGGCTGGCGCTTGGACTGAAGCGACTGGAGCGCCGAATAGATCGCGCGGGAATAGCCCTGATAGTTCCCGCTGTCCGACCATGCGCACCGCATCTCGCACTCGGCGGGGAGCTTGAACGCATGATCCGAGACCGCCGCGCCCTTTTCCACGGGATGGTTGGTGATGAACAGGGTATCGCGCGCCACCTCTTCCACAACCACCTGGGGACGGATGCCTCCGATGTTGCGGTCCGATCCGACAAGGATCTGCGACACGGTGCCGGTGACCGCCTCCACGATATCGACCATCACGCCACCTTGGATGCTTGCGTCACAAAGTCAGTGTTCACGCGGGACTGTGCCGCGCCCACCTCGCTTGCCGTCCGCACCGGATCGGGATCGCCATGGACCACGATCTCCGTCTCCTGATCTGCGGAGAGGGCGGACTTGTCCCCGCCGGCCCCGAGTGGGGGCGCGTCGAAGAACTGGTTGGGGTCCGGCGTCGGGAGCGGCGCGTGGTTCCACATAGGCGGAGCCGTGCGGCGCTGCTTGTCAATCTCGATCATGCGGCGCGCCCACGCGGTATCAGGGCGTTCGATGCCGAACTTCTCCCCACCATAGCGCGACGTTTCCGGGCCGCCGCCAAAGCCGACCGAGCCGGACGCGTTGCCCGTGGCATAGGCGGAGACGTTCGATCCCTCGATAGCCGCCCGGAAAAGCTCGCGGTACTTGTCCAGAACGCGCTTGTCTTTCTGGTATCGCTGGGCTTTCTGGTGCGTGATGCCGGGGAAATACGATCCGTCCAGCGTTTCACGCAGGGTCTGGCCACGGGCCGCCGCACGGTTGAAGATCGTTTCGATGAAGGCTTGTTGCGCCTTGGCGCCCTGATTGCCCACCTCCGCCTCCACATAGGCGGCAAAGCGCGCGGCAACCTCTGGGTCTTCCAGTTCCTTCTTGAACTTCGCGCGGGCTTCGGCGAGGGCAGAAGAATTTTCCCCGTCCGGAACAGGCACGGGGCCTCCCCATTTGCCGCCGCGAGAGCCCCCGCCGGAACCGCCGCCAGAACCGCCCCCGGATGCACCGGCACCGCCGGCCGCGCGAGAGCGCCCGCCCCCGAACATTCGGGCCATCCAAGAGCCGGAGGCACCATGAGACGACCCACCCCACGAGCCGGACGCACCATGTGAGCCGCCGCCCTGAGAACCGCCGCCGCCGGATGCCCCACGGGCCTCGCTGGCGCCCGCCTTGCCCGGCATCAACATGGCGACCAGACCCAGAATGCCGGCAACGAGCACCCCTAGAGGGCCGACAAAGCCGGCAATCGCCGCCGCCGCAGAGACCGCGATGAACGCTTCCGCCGCGCGGATGATCCCGTTGGGGCCGACTGCCCATTCAAGGAAGTCGAGGAAATCCCCGCCGCTCCCGAACAGCGCCCGCGCGAACGCGGCGAGCCATTCGACGACCTTCCCCGCCACGGTCACCAACGCCATGCAGGCGGACACGATGCGGTCCTGATTGCGCTGGAGCCATGCGCCCACGTCCGCCAGAAGAGGCGCGACGCCCGGCCCAAGCGAGACCGCGATTTTGGCCAGCATGGTATCGAGCGTCATGAACGCCTGACGCCACGCCACGCCCAACAGGAAGGAGCTTTGCCCCGCCTGGTTCCCATCAATCCCGAAGCGGGCAAACACGTCCTTCTGCTCTTGCGCCAGACGGTCAAGGGTCTCTCCGCTCTGGCGGAGGGCGTTGTATTCTTCTTCCGGGATGCCGAGCGCTTCGGCGAACCGTGCCGCGAGGGGATAATCCACCTTGTTCAGGGCGCGGATGGTGTCTCGGAAGACAACCGCCTGATCGCGCGCCACGCCGTTCGCCGTGACCTTGACGCCGATCCCAGCGAGCAACGATGCCATGCCCGGAAAACGGCGGAGGCGTTCGGCAAAGCCGCCGATCACGTCCTCGGCGCGCCGCCCGCCTAGCCCCACCTGCCCAAGAGCATAAGTGAGGGCGCGCAGTTCATCAACGGATGAACCGGTGCGCTGGGCTGCGAAATTCAGACGCTCCAAGTCATCCGTGGCGGAGACAAAGAGCGCCTTCGCCTTTCGCTCGAAGTTGTCAACGATGGTGCCGAGCTTCGCAACCCAGCCGTCCACCTTCTTGAGCGTGGCCTCCCACGCCGACACTACGCATTCCTTAACGGAATATCCGATGGAGACGAGGAATTCCTCTATGGTCGCCATTAGACAAACGCCGATTGCGTGTTCCGGATCAGGTCGGAGGCAAGCCGGTTTTGCGCGCCGCCGAGCGATGCCGCCGTGCCGGCCGGATCAGTGCTGCCATAGATGGTGATGCTGGTCCGGTTGGACAGGGACGCCATGCGCGACGCCCCCGCGCCCAGAGGAGGAGCGCCGAATAGCTCGGACTGCTTGTCCTTCAGCCGCTCGCGTTGCTCCCGCTCAAGGCGGTCGAGTTCGTCCGGAGTAACATCCCGTGCGCCCTCTCCCTTGCGGGTGGAGAAGTGAGGCTCGTCCTTCCGGCTGCGCCAATCCCCACCCCAGCCGAGCCCCCAGCGGCGCGCGATATCGCCAACGTTCGGGGGGAGCGGCGTGGAAGTCTGCCACGGGTTGGACGGAGACGGGTTGATGTCAATCGCCCCCTCGGCGCCGTGGGCGGACTTGACCCCCGGCCGGCCGCGAACGTCGCGGTCATTGAAGCCCTGCACGTCACCGATAGGATATCCGGCCGCTTCCAGATCCTTGATGAACCCCTGGAACTGCCTCTGCTTGTCCGCCGGCACCCACGCGACCCTGCCGTCTTTGGTGCGCACGGGAGCAAGGCCGGTCGCCGGAGGCGTGCCCGCCCCTCCACCGTTCTCGCTGCGAGGCTGGCCTTTGTTGTCAACCTCCGGCAAGCCGAACTGCCGACGCACGGCATTCTGCCCTCGCGTCCACCAATTATCCGGATCGGTCGCCTTGCCGTTCACAGCGTCGTTCACGCCGCCGCCCACGTCCAGCTTCTGCTGGTCCGTGGCGAACAGCAAATCCCAGCCCATGAGCGCGAGAAGCCCGAGGAACGCCGCATTCTTGGCGAGGGCCGCGAGGAACCCCATCCACTTCGCGATGAACACCGCCAACGCGCCGGCCGTGAGCGCCTCAAGGGCAACTGTCAGCCCATCCTTGCCGGAGATGGCCTCCACCAGATTGACGAACTGTTCCACGACCGGAGCGACGGCCTTGCCGAGCGCGATGATGTCGGATACCAGCGCCTGCACAGCCCGCAGGATCTGGTCCATGATCCGGACAATCTGTTCCTGGTGCTGCTGAAACCAGCCCCCCACATCCTTGAGGATCTGCGTCAACTGCGGCTGAAGCGCCACGACGATTTTCGTCAGCAGGGCATCGACGTTCGCCATCAACCCACGGAACGCGGTCATCAGCTCATTGGAGCTTTTCGCCGCCTTGTCAGGGTCTACACCGAACTTGCGCTGTGTCTCCTCATATTCCTTGATGAACTGCTTGACCTGTTCCCACTGCTGGGCGGCTTTATTGAATGTATCTTCGGAGATGCCGGCAAGCTGCGCGAACTGGGCGCCGATATAATACTGCCGCTTCCCGAATTTCTCGAACACATCGCCGAGAATGGCCTCGGTCTTGCGCCCTTCCGTCGCGATGCCCTGCGCATTCAGCCACTTCCCGATGCCGGGATTGGTGCGCATGGCCTTCGCCAGCCCCTCAAGGGCGGACTGCGCTTCGTTGCCGGACGATCCGATCTGCCCGAAGGCATAGGACAGCGCCTTGATGCCGGCGACGGTGGAGCCCGTCCGCTGGGCAGCGAAGTACAGGTTATCGAAGCTCTTGGAGACGGCAACGACCGTCGCCTGAATGGCCGTCGCGGCAGCGGCAAGGCCAGCCGCCATCGCGGTCAAAGTCTTGCCGAGGTTGTTCAGGCTGGCGTTGAAGCGCTGCTCTTGCGCCTTATCGACCTGAAGGCCAAGCTTGACGAGGTAGTCACCGATGGTTTCCGCCACGTCACTGCCTCTTCATAGCTTCCTGAATCCTGCGCGTGTTCACATCACGCACCCCGATGGCATCGTTCATCAGGGCGATATCGCAAAGATCCAGCGTCCCGTCTTTCAGGCTTTCGTACTTGCACAGGCCCTGCATGACCGGCTGCATCAGCCAGTCCAAGCCATCGGGCAAATTGGCAAGTTCTACATCTGGAAGAGCCCCGCTCCCTCGGTCGAGCCGGAGAGTAGGGCGCCGGTAAAATTTCCGAGGTCTTTCTTGACCACATGCACGACCAGCAACAGCATGGTCATGAGGTCAAAATCAAACATCGGAGCGTTTGCGGAGGTGGACCACACGTTGGCCCAAGAGGTGCCGGCGGGAGACGTGGACCCGCGCTGCACATGGCTCAGGCACCTCGCAATGAGGGCGTTCGTGTCCTCTTCCGGAAGGCTGGCGATGCCCTGCGCGAGCGGGGTAAGCTGCGCCACGTCCAGCGACATGATCGCAGTCGCCACCGTCCCGCCGGAGGACACCTGACGGGCCGCAGCCTGGATCAGGGGGACGAACGTACCGACGATGGGCATCAGCTTCCGGGCGATGAAAAGCTGATCCATGGCGGACATCTTGCGGGCGCGGTACTTCTCCCCGCCGAGTTCAAACTCATCGAAATCCATGAGCGTCACCCGTTGCCGAGGATGGAATCAATGGTGCCCACGTCAAACACCCATTCCATGACACCACCGGTCTTGGAAAAGGCGTTGTCCGGCAGCTTGCGGAACGCTGCGTTGGTGCCCACGATGATGTCGCCGCGCACGGTGTCCACGATGCGGATCACGTTCCTTCCGTGATTGGCCGGCGTCGCGGTCTGGAACCGGTACATGTCATTGAGCTGCTTGTTGACCGGGCTGGTTTTCAGCAGCCGCACCGTGATGGTGCCGGAGCGGCCGGCGTGCATGGAGTGCATCACGCCCCCGTCCGCGCCGACCGTCATGGTGTTCTTGTCCTCGGTCATGGCGACCGAGATGCCCTCTTCCGCGTTGTCCGAGCCGTAGCCGATGGGGAACGCGCCGCCCGCCCCGGTGATCGAGGCGGACACCTGCTGAAACGAATAGGTACCCACGATGCTCTCCTAGATCAACGATTGACGTTGACGGTAATGCGGACAAAATGGACCGCGCCCGCAAGTTTTACAGCGATCTGGAAAGGCACAGACTTGCGCGCCTCGCGATCCGCCTGCGACTGCGTGGAGATGTCCGGATGATACACGTAGTATCCGCGCTCCAGATAATCCCCGTTGGCGAGGGTGCCGAAGCCGTCCGCATTCCACTGCCCCGGCGCGATCAGTCCATTGACCACGCCCTGCTCAAGGCACCCGACGATCTTGTTCGCGATCAGGTCCATGCCGGCGTTGGTCTGCGGAACCTTGGTCTTGCTGGTATAGAGGAGGTTCCACACCTCGGTCTGGATGAAGTTTTCCAGCCAGTCGAGGCCATGCACCTCATCGAAGAAGTAGCCGTTGGCCATCACGCCTTCCTGAATGATGGCCGTGGAATTGTCGTAGTTCACGAAGACGTTGCAGTTCTTTGTCTTCAGTGTGGCGGCCTGCGTCTCCGTCAGGGTCTCCGCAGCCACGCCCGGCTCGGTCTTGAACTTCATCGTCAGCGTGGTCTTGCTGCCGGTGAAGTCCACGGTCGCCGCGCGGCCGAAGAACGACGCGATGGCATAGTCGGACGAAGAATACTGGAGGAAGGTGCGCTTGAGATTGTACGCCTTGCACACCGACGCCAGATCGGTCGTGATGGTGCTGTCCAGCACGGTGGAAGACGTGACGGTGCCGCCGATGATGCGCTTTTTGCCCAGCGCCTCCACATATTG